GAGTGAAACGCAGCGGCAGACTCGTTCACGACAAGGAGAATCCCGTACCGCTCCGGAGGTGAATACCTACCAATCACCGCCGTCTGAACCGCCGCCGTCGGATCATTCGTGATAATCGCCTTGCCGATGAAGTCGCACGCTGCCTTCAACTCGGCCAGTGTTCCGATTCCCGAGGGCGCGGCGGCGTCGGCACCATCAATGCTCATCGGGTTACCATCTGTCGCTGTCGCGTCAGGAGAGGGCGCCCAATAGAAGTCCACCGTCTCTCCGGTGGTCGGCGTTGCCGCAAACTCCATCGTGGCGATGAAGGAATAGACCTTGGCTCGTGTGGCACCAAGATCAACCTGGGCGGATTCTCTTCCAGCAGTATCGGCAAGACTCGTGGTGTCCAGTTGTACGTCGGTACTCCCCGCTTGTTCAAGGGAGGTCTTCGCCGCGCCTCCAACAAAGTCCGCGGCGTGGTCCGCAAACGTGAACTGTGCGCCGGTCTTGGTCTTGATTTCGTTAGCCATTATTGATTAATCAGTGCTGAAGGAATCTGTCTTACTGCCTCGCGGACATCACGTAGTGTCACGAGGTTGTCTTCCCCCGTCTTCGCTGCGTTGACTTCGGTGACAAGTTCCCCGTTCGACCCTGCCGCTACCCTCGCGGCGTAGACTGGCTTCTCTAGCTCGGTTGTGAGGGGTCGGTCTCGCTCCTTGGGCACCTCTTGCGGGAGTTCTATCTCTTCTGGCTCCGCTATCTCTTCTGGCTCTTCCTCCTTTGGTTCCCACTGGTAACCAAAGAGGAGCGCTGCAAGCGCGGCAGTATTGACGAGTGTAAGTACAAGAAGAATTATGAGCATATCAAGAAAAAAGCGCCGCCGCTGTAGACGACGGCGCTGGCCAAGGGTGGGAAAGCATTTACTACGTCCTCAACTGGAGCCTTGAGATAGACACCGACTCATTGGAGTTGCGAAGACCGCGAAGCCAGCGAACACCGGGGTCGATTGTGAAGATCCCTTGTGCTGTTATAGCAGTAACGTCGCTCCAATCGCCTTCAGCGATCGCAGCCCCGAAGCCATCAACGTTCGTGCCTTGGATCGTGTAGACCGAGGCCGCTGTGGTATCGGTAATCCAAGAGACCGTGAGGTTGTCGAAGTCCGCAACGAGGACCGAAGCGGTTGTGAACGTAGAACTTTGGGCCGAAGAGCCGTCAAAGAGGACGACGTTCCGGCTTTGGAAGTTGGTCATGTAGGACTCCTAAGCGGGGTGCCGGAGCACCCCACTAGAATTACGCTTCAGAGACCGTGGAGGCGCCGAGGTAGTAAGTAGTGCTTCCACTTCTAATCGCCAGCGAAATGCCAGAGGCCGATTGGACGATCCTGAGCGCGTTTGCGCGCATCCCTGTATCGTCCGCGAACGTCGTGACCGAAAGGAAATCGCCGTTTGCCACAGTGCTAGTGATACAGCTCGAAAGGTTCAGCCCACCATCTGCGATAGTGAGTTCACCGTTCTCCATCTCAACCACGCTAGCGGCAGAGCGTCTGAAGCCAAGAGAGGCTTCTGACTCAAAGCCAAGGCCTGGCAGGGCTTCCGTACCGTCAGCAACCAAAAGCTGGCTGATGCCAGTCATGGCAACTGTGCTAGCAGCGCTGCGATAGAAGCCAAGACTCGCCTCTGACTCGAAACCGAGCGAAGGGAGCGCCTCAGTACCATCGGCAACGCTGAGTTGCCCAATTCCAGTCATCGCGACGATGGAAGCCGCGCTTCTGTAGAAGCCTAAGCTAGCCTCGCTAGAGAAACCTAACGCAGGATCGGCTTCGGTCCCATTCGGGAGAAGGGTCTTTGCGGTGTTGGTGATAACGCCCGTGACGGTGAGAGTGCCGCCAACAACAGTATCGCCCTGTGCGTGAAGCTCACCCCTTGTAGAGATGTCACTGCGAGCATTGAGCGTGGCCTCAGACGCCGTCTCGGGAAGAAACGGCGTGTTGAGGTTGTCGGCGGAGCCGGGTTGCCCGAGATAAGAGGTGTTTAGATTGTCAGCCATGCTGTACCTCCTATCTTAAGTGGTGCCGTCGGTGCCGTACCAACCAACCCAGCGCCCATGCCCGTGACTCCAGCCTTGCACGCGCTTCCGACCGCTGATCTCTCTGCGGTCATCGTCGCGCAACGAAGCTGTGCGCGGTTGAACGTCCCAGAACCAAATGGCGTCAGCATCGGCGGCCTTCAGGAACCAGGAGTTGGTATCGGTAAGGAACGGGGTCACAAGAAGCTGGAAATCACCCACGATAGCGTTGATCTCGTTGTTCGGCGTTCCCGGCTTGTTCGGGCTCTTGAGCAGCTCCATTGCGGTCAATTCATCGTTCGGGTGAACGATAAGAAGCTGCGGGATCGAGATAATGCGCTTCCCACGGTTGTCACGCCAGAGTTGGAACTGCTGGCGTCCATCGGCGAGCGAGGTCCACGAGAGGCTTGCATCAGTCGAAGGTCGGTTACGTTGGACAGCGCCTCCGTCCAGCCGCGTGTGGCCGGTAGAGAAGAGCTGCAAACTGTCGTAACCCGTGGAAAGGAAGGAACCGCTGTTAGTCGTGCCGAAGCCACTGTTGAGGATCAAGTGTCCCCTGACCTCAAGGTCGTCGTCACCAGAGAGTTGCAAGTCCTGCTCTAGACCACGGATTTCGTCGAACTGGTCGTGGTCGAACATTTCCTGCGTGACGCTGTAGGAGAGCGCGCGCCGAATGTGCGTAAGCACAATCGTCTCGCCCGCCAACGGGTCGTCTTCGATGATCGTCTGCCCTTCGGGCTTCTCGGCGAAGTCGCCAAGGCCAGCACGCTCGAAAAGGGTTTCTTTTGCCTTTTTCGAGGTCTTGACCTTGTCGTAGAACTGCATTGCGACACGCTCTTTCCGACGATAACTCTGGTCGTTGGAGATGTCTTCGAGAATGGGCTCTAAGAGTTCGGTAAATTGCTGTCTGAATACAGTCATTTGTCAGTACCCCCTTAATCCTGCAAACGCAGCGAAGCGTTCGAGCCAAAGGGATAGATAGCGTCCCGCAAGAACTGGCAGTGGACACTGGAGTCGGCAGAGTCGATTGCCGCACCAGAGGTGCCACGTTCTACGAGAACGACGCGAGCGGAGCTTTTCGAGTCGGTGTCAACACGGAAGAAGTTTCCAGACTTCTCGATGTCGAAGGCTTCACCGATTTCAAGGCCAGAGGCAGCTACGCCGGTCTGGACCTTGGTCGCGAAAACCGTTTGTTCAGTTGGGACCATAACAGGGCAGCGCGCAGCTAGCGGCCCACCGATCGAGTCGGCGGCGTTTGCCATTGCGATGCCATAAATTCCAGTGGAGCCGGAGTCTACCTCTTGAAGCGTGCGGGAGACATCCGCCATGACTACGGGGGTGCGGATGCGAAACGTCGCTACGCTGGAGACAACCGACCACCGAATGTTATATGGTCCCTCGACGTATGTAAAACCGTCAGGGTATGCCATAAAGTTCTCCTTGCGCTAGAGCGCAGAGAGTGGGTAAGAAGTGCCGCTAGAGCGGCGTGAGCAGCGGACGTTGTCGCTTAGAGAGGTACTTCGCGCGATTGCTCGCGTGTCGAGATTAGACCACCGGAACTTTCTCCAGCGTCTATTTGGGACCGCACGAGGTTGTCGTGCCGTTGTTTGATTCCTGCGGCGATGCTCGCGGGGACCGCCATGAGTTGGAGGTCGCCCGCAACTACTGTGCCGTCAGGGGCTCTTTCGGCAGCGGGAGTCTCTGTGATGTCGATACCGAAGTCGTTCTCTTTGGGATTGCCTTCGGCGTCAACGAGATCGTCCCACGCTAAGGTACGATAGCCCTGTGCGCGAAACTCTGCGGAACGCTTCCCTTGGCCTGTGTGACGGACGAAATGGAAGCGGTGGGAGACGGGTTCGCCCTTCTCGCCGTTCCGCTGGGCCATCTCGAAAGCTATACGCTTGTCGCTATAGCCCTTTATGTGAAGCATCGAGGTCGTCGGGTCTGTGACGATCTCTTCGGGAACCTCGCCAAAAATGCTGGCAGGGGCCGCTGTTATAAGCTGTCGCTTTTGCCTGCGTACTGGCCGCGCAGCCTTAGTGGACTTCTTTCTCATGTGTTGGCCTCCGCTTGGACGGCGTCACCCTTTTTGAGTAGTTTGAGGTATTTCTGCTTTGCTACTGCGAGGGTGTCGTCGGGGTATTGCTTGCGGAGGAACTCAACCTGTCCTTCGAGGGTGGTGTTGTCGGCTAGGTGCTTCCAGCGTTCGCCGAGATTATCGCTACTGAAATCTAACACCTGAGACGGCTCTGCGCTAGTGCTGCCGTCTCCGCTGCGGATTGTTCCCGCGGCCAGCCGACGCTCGATTTCCTCTGCGACCCCTCTGTCGAGAGCCTCGCGAGAGATTTCGGTGGCGTGGTTGCCCTTTACGAGCTTGACCGCCTCTGAGTACATCTGGAAGTTACGCCGTTCGACGGGGATCGCCGACATCTGCATGTCGATCTCTGGACCCCATTTGGCGAAGGCATCACCGTTCGTTTGGACAGCCAAGGCTCGGGCCGTTTGGGCGTTGTCTTGGTAGATGCCCGCGAGCTGCGGTGCGAGAACATCCTTCTGGACCCCAGCGATTCTGGCGTTGAAGTGGGCCTCCGAGGCTGCCGCGGGGTCGGAGAGCCAAGCGTCGGCGTCGGGGATGGCAGCGTTCACTGGCAGCACCGGAGCGAGGGTAGCGCCGGGCTGCGGTGGCGCGGGGGCGACGGTTGCGTCAGGTACCTCCTTCCCTTGAACCATAATGCTATACATCTGGTCCGTGAGGGTATTCAGCTCCTCCTTCGTCTTGAACTTCTTCCACTCGGCGACGTTGTCTTCGGCGCTGTAAACATAGCCTAGGTCGGTGCTAGTGGTTGTTGCCGCTACCCCTTGGTCCCCAGAAGTGGGGGTTTCCGAGGTGGCGCTGCTCGACTGGGCCTGATCGTTGTCCGGCACGGTCTTTCTTCTCCTTGCGAATGTTAGCAATCCGATCGGACTGCTTCAAAATAGTGGGAATGAGCGTCAGGGCTTCGTTGAGCCCCAAAATCCTCCCGCGAATGAAATCATGCTGTTCTGCGCTGGACTGCACGAGCGCATCTCGACGAGCCCGCCCGAGAACGGCGAGGAACTCGGTGTAGAGCTTAAAATCTGAGTCCTCCTGAAGCCGCCTCAGCGCCTCCAGGTGCTCCCCCGGTAGCTCCACCAAGGGGTTGTATATTTCCACCTCCGGCGAGCTGCTGGTTAGCTTTGAGGAGAGTCTGAATGTTAGGGACGATCTCCTCTGGGTTGCGAACATCAAACTGTTCCAAAGTGCGGAGCAGAAGTTCTGTGCCGCCCGCAAAGAGTTTCTGAGCCACTTCACCGACGAGTCCTCCTTGTTGAATGAGGCCAGCGAGTTGAATGAACTGCTCGCCCATTTGAGAGCCTAGTTGAAGGAGAGCGAGGTTGCTCTGCTTCTGGAGTTCTTTGTTGCTAAGACCGCTTGTGGCAGTGAGTTGGACGCCGATGCCATTTTGGATTGGCTCGGCGGGTAGGCCGGGGCCTCCTTGGCCAGTGATTGCGCGGACTGCCTCTTGGCCTTCGGGCTCGCCGAGCACTTGCTGCGCTGTTGCGAGATAGGCTTGCGCAAAGGGATTGTTGGTGAAGTTGCGGGTTTGGAATTGGAGGTTTTGCAGCACCCGCAGGCCGACCTCACTCAAGCCACCCTGGCGGAGGTCTTTGATCGACATGTCAAAGCGGGTGTTGCCCTCTTGGAGGAGGGACTGCACAGTTGTTGCTGGCGTCCGCGAGGGGAGCGCTGAGATGTTGGCCTGCTGGAGGTCGTTGAGGCCGGTGCGAGCGCGAGCCTCCCCCTTCAGAAAGCCCATCATCTGCATGATGTCGAAGTTACCCGGCGCGATCATGTGGAGCGCTTGGATGTCGTCCTTCGGGTTCATGAGCGACCAAATCTTACCGGGGAAGATCGGCTCGTCGGGTAGAATGTTCGCGCCCTCTTTGACCGCGAACATCGGGGCGTTAGAGAGAAGAAGCTTGTCGATGTCGTAGTTGAGGACGTTCGAGATTACCTCTTGCCATACTTCTGTTTGCTCGCCAACGCCGATGCCGAAGAAACCGTCGCCACGCAGGTAGCGGATAACGCTGTACGGCCTGCCACCGGGGAGCCAGTTGTAGATCGCCCGAAGGATTGTTGCTGTCGGTTTATGGTAAGTGACGATGATGTCTTCTTCGATACCATCGCCGGTTGTGTCGAAGCGAAGATGCATCTCCCAGAGTTCGATCTCGCGCGACTCGAAGAAGGCGCCGCTCAAGTCGTCGCCGACACGATCGTTGATGTTTCGCTGGCTCTCCTCTTCAGTGAGGGAGTTCTCGACAAAGCGTGTTACCGTCGCAACAGCTTCGGGGATAAAGTTCGGCAGGAAGGGCTCTTGGCCTCGGGCCATTGCGCGAAGCGCTGGCGGGCGGATACGTAGTCTCTCTGCTGCCCAGAGAGCGCCGTGCTGTACGTCAGGGTCGATCTCGCGTGCTTCGGGAGGCACAAGGAGATTGACGATATTAACATGGTCTACGAAGGGGACATTTATCATCTGAGTGCGGCGCACACGGTTGAGCTGCTCGTCGTAGCCCCAAGTGCGGCGCTGCTCAAACTTCCACCCGGTCTTGTAGACGGCTGTCCCCAGCTTTACCATGTCTTGGAACGCCCGCATGTTGACATCCCACATGTGAAGCTGGTTAACGTCAAGCCACTGTGTGAAGTCTTGGAGCGGCTTCGCGGCGTTTACCCACTTCTCCGAGAGCGCGCGCATCGTCCAGACATTTTCCGCACCGTGGATATTCGCCATGTAGCGAGCCATTATCGGATCTACGTTGTCGGCGGTGACGGGAACGGTGACGCTGGAGCTGCCCTCGAATGGGAAGTGTGAGACGGCGTTCTCCTGCTGCGCGCGATACTGCACGAGGTAGTCGCGCCACTTCTTCTCGACTGTCGTGCGCGCGCCTAGAGCGCGGTCGATCTCAAAGCTAGCGAATTGCTTTAGGAAGTCGCGGCGGCCTTTGCCCCAGCGGACGGTGTCGGCCATTTAGGAGGCGGCTCCCGTTATAGTAGGTGTAGTAGTGTCCCAAGTGATAGTCACGTTCGGCATATACGAGGGCGACGGGAACCACGTTGGCATGGTAGAGTGAGGTAAAGGCCGTCCACAACATGGACAACAACGACAGCAACAACAGCCACCATAATTAGTCAAGTGTTGGTAAGTAGAGTTACACATTATTTTCTAACCTCCCACCCGCCTACGCCTACGGGCCTGCTCTGCTTCTTGTGCCGCAACGTTCCTTTCGGCACGCCTTACCCGCGTTTTTAGCAGGCGAAGCGCTGAGCCGGTTATCCCGCCCTCTACGCCTAGCTTCAGAATCTTGCGCCTCTCGCGCAGCTCAACACGACGTGTCTTCAGCCCCCGTGTGGTCTCAGAAGCCTTCCTTCGAGCAGCCATTCTGCGTCGCGCAGCGGCAACTTCTGCCTGCGTCTGTCGTTTTGCCATTATCTCTTCCTTTTATGCCCCGAATTGTGAGAAGACTTCTTGCGCCTCACCGGAGCGCCACCAGCTCGTGCTCCGAAAAAACCTCTTTGGGCCTTCGTGAGCTTCTTTCCGCGAACCGATCCCTCTTTCAGGATCGTCTTTGCCTTTTTCTTCGTGAGCTTCTTTGCCATCACAATTCAGCAAGTTATAGGTTTACTTTCGTAGCTCGTTTGACAAGCTATAGCTTACCTATTTAGACTGTCTGTAAGCCCCGCTTTGAGACCACCTAGGCGAACACTGTTACAACCAGCCCGCCTTGCGAAGCTCATCAAGCACGAGGACCAAAACAATGGGTATCCCAACGGGAATGATTAGCGGAATTACCCACCCTCGCCACCCAGGCACACCAAGCGATCCACGCCACATCCCCGGAGGGCACTCTAAAAATCGTAATCGCATAGTTCCCTAGTTACACCCTTTGCATCCCCCGGCGCCAGAAGTAAGAATGAAGCTGCCGTTGCGACCTCTCCCTCGCGAAGTATCGTCTTCGCCTTCTTCTTTGTAAGTGTCTTAGCCATTACATTTCGCTCTTAGACTTAGATTTATAAGTCGCGTAGCCAGCACTAAATGCGATGCTTTCATCACTAACCAAGAACATCTCGTGCTTCGCGGCTGCCGCTTTTACAGCCTGCTTCGCCGCCTCCAGTATCGAACCTCCCTCTTCTCTCACCACCTGAGAAACGCGAACGCCACCTATCTCCACGAATAGGGTTATTCGTGGTGTATGCCTATCTCCATCAGCCTCCTCGTCCTCAACACCTCGCCTTGAGAGGCCCAGATATACCCACTTAGGCGGGTTATCCTTTGTCTCCCCTATTTCGTGAGTTACCGTTTTCATGTCATGGCCTCCAATTTGTTCGTAAGTGTCTTAGCCATAAAGGTTTAGCTACTCCTATTGTACTTGTTTTCCTTTCCTACCAGCTCATGTAGGTATATATACCTACATGTGGCTAGGCTCTTTGCAATCCTCTCCGCCTAAAGTAAGCGCCGAGCTGCCGTTGCGACCTTTCCTTCGCGCTCCCACCATGCTCGCCCGAGAAGGCAGGCTTTGGGACTACTTCCATTGCGTAGGCGAGAGCGTCGAGAACGTCGGCTCTCCGGCTCCCCGGACGCCAGTGCCGGTATTCGTCGTCGATAAGCACGCTCTGGCCATGTCCGACATAAAGTTCACCCTGCTTGAAGGGAATCAAGAGAGTCTCGATCCGGGCGTCTTTCCGCCTGCCTCCTGGAGTCACCTTTTCGAGCGACACCGGAATACCGCGCTTGCTGGCTTCACGTTGGAGCCACTGCAAGTAGGCGAGCTGCTGCCCCGCTAGCTCGACGTAGGCGACTCTCACGCCCCAACGCTGAATGATATTGAGATAGTCTTCGAGGTTGTCTTCAGGGTCTTGCCGCTTCGCAGTCGCCTCAAGCACAAGATGCTTGCCCGTTTCCATGTCCGTTCCGGTTACGACGCAAGCAGCCCTGCTAGAGTCACCGCTCGTCGAAAAGGCAGGGTCGGTGACGGCACGCTTTATAAGCTCGTCAACCTTGACATAGTGATTCCTGCCGTCTTCCAGCTTATAGGTTATCGTGTCGGCTTTTTCGTTCGTGAAGCGCCAGTAGCGGAGCCAGTCGTCGCTGAAAGTCCTTATGGCAGCGTCACTTGGATTATTTTGGAGGTTGCAGGCCGCTAGCTCAGGGTCGGCGAAGCGCATTTCCTCTACGGCCTCGATCGGCCATATCTTGGGGAAGGTCTCTATGCCATTCTCAATGGCGGCCATCTTTAGAACGGCGATCTTTCCTTGCCGCGTCACTTCACGATGCACAGTCTTTCCGTTGGAGAGCCTCACTCTTAGACGGAAGCGCTTAACAGGCTGCCCAAGGCCAAACGATTCCTCGATATGCTCATAGCTATCTCCCATCCACCAACGTGTTCCCATAAAGCCACGAAAGGGGAAGCCGGGGAAGTTGCCTGCGTTCGACAGCAGCGGCTTGCTCTGGTTCACCCAGCGGTTCGCGCGCTCCATGAGGCTCCAGTTGCCAGCTCGTGCAGACTCCATCGCCTCTTTCGAGATAATGTCATCTCCGATAATTACATCGAAGTGCGTCCCAGTCTTCGTCCCTCCAACACCAGTACAGTCGAACGTTGCTTCGGGTCGGCCAGTGGTCCGGTGGAGGGTGGCGCGGGTAGACGACCACTCGACCTTATTGAAGTCAGGAGGGATGACTTCAGGA